TAAGTTCTATAGAACGACAGAAATTTAAAGGTATTGACATATCTCCACAACAGTCAGACTTTAAAGATACAACTAACCCTTATACAGATGCTGATGTAGTATTAGGTCTAATGAATGCCTATAAAATGGATATGGAAAGCTCACTTAATTATAATATTAATAAGTTTGCAGCACCATATAATCTAAAAGATTCATTCAGATTATTAAAAATAATAAAAAATAGGCTAAGTAGGGACAACATAGCTATTGGTTTATTATTTTTGCCAAAAGCAGGGGCATTTAAAGAACTACCACCTGCTGATGAAATGTCACAAGGTTGGTTAGAAAGAAATATGATATGACAGAAACAACTATAAAATTGCCTACTAAAAAACTTAAGGCAGAACGAGTAAACCCAAAACGCTTGGTTATTTACTCAAAACCTAAAACTGGCAAGACTACAGCTCTTGCAGGTTTAGATAACAATTTAATTATTGACTTGGAAGATGGCTCAGATTACGTTGAAGCTTTAAAAGTAAAGGTTAATACCCTTACTGAATTAAAAGCTGTTGGTGAGCAAATTAAGCTTAATAATAGACCATATAAATATGTAGCTATTGACACTGTCACAGCTTTAGAAGATATGGTTAAACCGCTTGCTTTAAAATTATATAAAGACACAGCTATGGGTAGTAGATTTACAGGTGATGATGTACTTAAATTACCTAATGGCGCTGGTTATTTATATCTGCGTGAAGCATTCTTTCAAGTGCTAGATTATATTGATTCATTAGCTGAACACATTATCCTTGTAGGTCATATAAAAGACAAACAAGTAGATGATAGTGGTGAATTAGTAATGGCTGCAAATATTGATTTGACTGGTAAAATCAAATCATTAATATGCGCTGGTGCTGATGCCATTGGTTATGTGTTTAGACGTGATAATCAAACTGTAATCAGCTTTAAAACTAATGAGGAAGTAACTTGTGGTGCCAGACCTGACCATTTAAAAAATCAAGAGATTGTACTGGCTGAAGAAGTAAATGGTCAAATTGTAACTCATTGGGACAAAATCTATAAATAATAACTTAAAATATAAAAATATATGAACTTTAACTTAAAACAAGAGAATTCAAACAGTCAACAATCAACACAACCAAACAAAGTTAGATATCAGCGTCCTGGTATTTATGACAATGTTAAGATTACTGAAATTTTATTTGGTAAATCAAGTGTAAAACAAACACCGTATATACAACTTAAGACTGTTAACAATCTTGATGAAGTTGGTAACTCTTCACGTATGTATTTATCAAATACACGTGCTGAAGGCAAGCAGACTACTGCTTGGACTATTACAGCTAAGAACTTGATTAATTTGATTATTTCTACAAATAACATTTCTAAACAAGAAGCTGAAAATATTGAATTAGTATCTCCAAGTGAAACTAATCCTGATAAAATGTATGCACAATTGGTTAATAAATTATCAAGCTTATTGATTGGTAAACCATTCCGTGCTAAATTTATTGGTGAGCAAACTAAAGAAAATGGTATTGTTTATGCTAGTTTAGATCGTTCTGAGTCTATGAGCATACCAGCATCTCAATCTTATCTCAAGTTTGATGAGAGTAAAGATGTTAAATTGTTTGCAACAACAGCTACTACAGCTGAAGATATGCCATTCTAATTTTAATTTTAAAGTAGTGTAAAGTATTAGTTAATAGTATTTTACACTACTTTTTTATTTTATGTTTAGTCTAAAAGATAATTATAAACCTATTTCTTCACAGGAAATAGAATCTAAAATCTCAGGGTATGATTTATGGAGGTATTATTGTCATAACTTTAAGGAAATAAATAAAAAATTCAAATCTGAATTATATAATGATAAAAATCCAAGTTGTGTAATAGGGCCTTATAGAGGTAAATTATATTATAAGGATTTTGGTAATAGCTCTGCAAAGATGTCTGTTTATGATTATATTATGTTAAAATATGGGTGTACATATAAAGAATGTCTTAATATTATAGCTAATGACTTTAAAATCAGGTCGTTAGATTTAAAAGAATATAAAAGCGTTGTTATGGAACACATCACATATGAAAAACCTAAAATAAAAATTGAGATTGAAAAAAGACCTTTTAGTTTAATTGACTTTGAATATTGGGATAAATATAAAATACCTTTAACTATGTTAGATTATTATAATGTAAGTGCATGTTCATCATACATTTTACATAAAGATGATAATTTATACAAGTTTGCTGAAACCTTAAATAACCCTATATACGCATATAGGTTTAATTCTAACGATGAATATCGTTATAAGATATATAAACCTTATGAAAAAAATAAACGGTTTAAATGGCTATTTGATGGTAAAGCAGATTATATTGAAGGATTTGACCAATTAGATTGGGTTGGTGATAAACTAATTTTGACAAAAAGTCTAAAAGATTGTATGGTTTATAGGTTATTTAATTATAATGCTATATCTTTACAAGGTGAAACCAACAAATTAAAACCTGAAGTTGTAAATAAATTGCTTAAACGTTTTAAAGAAATAATAATAAATTATGACAATGACTCAGAAGGTAGGAAAAATACAAAACTTATATCTGACACTTATGGATTTAAGTATTTCTTTATTGACGATGCTAAGGACATTAGCGATTATTTAAATTTATATGGTTTTAATAAAGCTAAAAAACAAATAACTAACAAACTAAATCAATTAAAATGACAAATGGTAAATTTAGAGTATCTTTTGAAGTAACAGATAACTGGACTATACAAGGTTTTAGGAATTTTATAAAAGTATTATTATCTGATGAAAATACTTTTGATGTTTATATTATATCTAATGATGATAATTCATCATATATTTTAAAAACAGGCCAAAACCTAAGTATGGATACTGATCATGTTAAGATTTGTAACTTTGAAAGTGACAAACTGCAACTCATTGAAAGTCTAAATATTGATATTCATCTTGACAATCTACAAAGTTTTGTTATGAAAATTGATGAATTAACACCTAGTAGTCATGGTGTTTTGGTAACTAAGAACTTAAATAAATATTACCTTAAACCTGACTATGTGTTAGTTTTTGATAGGTTGATGATGGAAATTAAAGATGGTGAAATATAAAAAGAGTAGTGAAGGCAAAATTAAAAATGCCACAAAGCTAGAAGCAAATGGTTTAGTATTTAAATCTAAACTTGAATTGTTTACTTATAATAAGTTAATAGAATCAGGTATAACTAACTTTCAGTATGAAACTTTAAAGTTTACATTATTACCTGCATTTGAATTTACATATCCTTCCTTTGAGGTAAAAAAAGATAAATTATATGACATAGCTAGTGGTAATATCAGGGCAATAACTTATTTACCTGATTTTGCCTGCATTAATGAGCAGAAAGAAGGTTGGATTGTTGAATGTAAAGGTTATCCAAATGATGCATTTCCTTTAAAATGGAAATGGTTTAAATTACATTTGTTACAAAATGGTTTTAAAGTTACATTGTTTAAGCCTAACAATCAAACCAACGTGTTAAAAACAATAGATAAAATAAAAAACATGTACTATGTTTAAAGTATCATCATATGAACTTATAAAGATTGTCAAAACTTTAGACAAATCTTTATTTGCAATAAATACACTTGAACGTTTAGGTCAAAACAGGGCTGTATTCCTTGAAACTAAGGAGGAGCTATTTGAGCTTAAACGTCAGTTAATAAACAGGTATGGCTTAGAAGGGTTTGATGAATGGAAGAATCAAGCAATAAACTAAAAGTAATCAGCTATGACGCTGATTTTATACCTTTTTACGTATGCCACAATAAAAAAGATGAACCTGAAAAAACACTAGAAGATTGTATAATTCAGTGTGACAGTCTTATAACTAATATAAATAACTATTTATTTGGTGATTTATATTGTGGTTTTATGACTGTGGGTAAATGTTTTAGATATACAGTTAATCCTGACTATAAGGCTAATAGAAAATATACTGACATGCCTAAGTATTTAGCTGAAGTCAAAGATTATTTAATTAATAAACATCAATTTATGTTCATTGAAGGATATGAAGCAGATGACCTTGTAATGTCATTTAAAGCTACTTATCCTGAATATGAACACATTGTTGTATCACCTGATAAAGATGTCTTATATTCGCTAGAAATAGGTTTTAACCCTAAATCTAGTGTATATGTCAATAATAGCATACAAGATATTGAAGAATATTTCTGGTCAAGTATGATTATAGGTGACCGTGTAGACAATATTAAAGGTTTACCTGGTAAAGGTTTAGCATATGTTAAAAATATTAAAAATAATAAACCTGAAACTTTAAGTTGGAGAGATTGTATTTTTAATGAATATGTTATGCATTTTGGTGAATATGAAGGGATAAAACAATTCTATACAAATTATTTAAGTTTAAAACTAATTGAGAATGTGGATGTTAAGAATATAAAACTAAATAATGTACTAAAAATAGAAGTGTGTGAATAAAAGAATAGAACTTATAGGAAATAAAGCAACAAAGTGCCATACATTTATACTACCAATGTTTGGTTTGAAATCAACATTATTACCAAATAATTATATAAACACATATATTTATGATAGCAATAGTGTTGTATTAGTTTGTTCTAAACCTGAAGAAAAAGAGATAAGTGGGTTTGATAGGTTTTTAGCAACTATTAACGAAAATGGAGATTACAGTAAATATGAAGATACAGGTGAAGAAATTCTATTGTATTTTACAATTCCTGATAACTTCAAATCTGATTTTAACAAAATCATAAAGGGAGAATACAGTAAAACATCTACTAATTATAAAAGCTTAATTGTAAAAGCATATGGTAGAACATCTATAAAAGATACGTATAAAGTAACAGCTTATAATACGTTATATCCTCAAGAATTCAAAAGAAAACAAATAGCTGATAGGCTTGGTGTTGAAACTAAACTTATCAGTGAGGTATTGGATTCTCCTGACTTAAACTACGAAATTTACAAACCATTACATGAACTAACAAAACAAAACTTACATTATGACAATCAGTAATCAAATTTTATCAGAAATTACAATTTTTAACAAGTATGCAAAATTTAAACCTGAGTTTAGTCGTAGAGAAACTTGGCAGGAAATTTGTGATAGGTATGAGAACATGATGGTTGAACGGTATCCTCAATTAACTGAGGATATCACAACCAAAATGTTATTAGTGCGTAATAAACAAATATTACCAAGTATGCGTGCTATGCAATTTGCAGGTTTACCTATATTTAAAAATGAAAGCAGGATATATAATTGTGCATATTTTCCTGTAGATAATTATAAAGCATTCAGTGAAGCCATGTTTTTATTATTAGGTGGTACTGGTGTTGGTTTTTCAGTACAAAAACAACATGTTGACCAATTACCAGCTATTAAAAAACCTATTAAGGAAAAGAAATTCATCATTGGTGATTCTTTAGAAGGTTGGGCTGATGCTATTAAAGCACTTGTTAAATCATATTTAGGTTATACACAACATAAACCTAAATTTAATTTTTCAGATATACGTCATAAAGGTGTGCGTTTGGTTACAGCTGGTGGTAAAGCACCAGGACCTGAACCATTAAAAATATGTTTAGCACATATGGAAAGTATATTTGAACGTAAAGAAAACGGTGATAAACTAAAACCTATTGATTGTCATGATTTAATGTGTCACATAGCAGATGCTGTGTTATCAGGTGGTATTAGGCGTTCAGCAATGATTAGCTTATTTTCACATGATGACCAGGAAATGCTAGAATGTAAATTTGGTGCATGGTGGGAATTAAATGCCCAACGTGGTAGAGCAAATAACTCTGTAGTTTTAGATAGAGCTACAACAACAGAACAAGAATTTAAAAATATTTGGAAGAAGATAGAACTATCAGGTAGTGGAGAACCAGGTGTATATTGGACTAATAATTTAGATTGGGGTACTAACCCATGTTGTGAGATTGCTTTACGTCCATACCAATTTTGTAATTTATGTGAAGTAAATGTAAGTGATATAACGTCACAAGATGATTTAAATACAAGGGTATCAACAGCAGCATTCTTTGGTACATTACAGGCTGGCTTTACAGATTTTCATTATCTGCGCAGCATATGGAAAAAAACAACTGAAGAAGATGCATTAATTGGTGTTGGTATGACTGGTATTGGTTCAGGTACTATTTTAAATTATGATTTAAACTTAGCTGCTGAACTTGCTAAAGCAACTAATAAACATTATGCTGCTATATTACATATTAATGAAGCTGCACGTGTAACAACTATTAAACCTAGTGGCACTACAAGTTGTGTATTAGGTACATCTAGTGGTATTCATGCATGGCATAATGATTATTATTTACGTCGTATTAGGCTTATGAAAAATGATCCTTTATACTTTCACTTAGCAATACATCATCCTGAACTTATAGAAGATGACCAGTTAAGATCAGATACTGCTATCATAACTATACCTCAAGAAGCACCACAAGGTTCTATATTAAGAACTGAAAGTGCTATGCAGTTATTAGATCGTATTAGCAAATTTAATCTAGAGTGGGTTAGAAATGGTCACAGAAAAGGTGATAATACAAATAACGTTAGTGCAACAGTGTCTATTAAACCTGAAGAATGGATTATTGTAGGAGATTGGATGTGGCATAATAAACACACATATAACGGTATAAGTGTATTACCTTATGATAATGGTAGCTATATACAAGCACCATTTGAAAACTGTACTAAGGCTGTTTTTGATAAACTTAGCTCAAGTTTAAAAGAGATTGACTTAACTAAAGTCATTGAAAATGAGGATGGTACAAATTTTACTGACCAAGCTGCTTGCGCAGGTGGTGCATGTGAAATAAAATAATTATATTTGCCGAATGGAATTTGACTTTAATAAACTAAATAGACCAGCAAATGGAACAGAAGCCCTAGAAAATAGGGTTTCTGCACCTAAAATAGGAGAATATTATCCTAATTATAAATCAAATACTACATATAGTAATTCAAATACTGTAGAAATTAAAGAAACTATAAAATTTGATCATGATAAACCTGACTTTACATTAATACCACAAGAAGCATTATTAGAAATAGCAATAGTATTTTCAAAAGGTGCTCAAAAATATGGGGTATTTAATTATAGTCATGGTACTAATTACAGGCGTTATATAGCAGCAGCTATGCGTCATTTAAACCAATGGTTACGTGGGGAAGATATTGATGAGATTGGTACTAATCATTTGGCTAATGCAGCAGCCAGTATTATGATGATTTTAGATAGTCAAAAAACAAATAAAGGTGTTGATGACCGTAATGTAGTATATAAAACAAAAACAAATGACTGAAAATCAATTAGTTATATATAAATGGCTAATGGATAGACCAGGCTATTTCAAGAAAAACGTAAAGTTTATAAAATCAATGTGGCCTAGGTGGTCACTAAATGATATTGCAATAGCTAAAAAAACAGCTCAGGATAACTTTAAATCGTTTACTAAATCTAAACCAAGTAAAAGTATACCTGAACAACAAAGTGTCTTTAAAATGCCTAAAAATAGCTTAAAACGCCTATATTTTGACATTGAAACAAGCCCTAATGTTGTTTATTCATGGACTATTGGTTATAACCTTAATGTAGGTTACCAAAATATTATTAAGGAAAGAGCCATTATTTGTATATGTTACAAATGGGAACATGAAAATAAAGTACATTCTTTACATTGGAATAAAGGTGATGATTATGAAATGATCCATCAGTTTTATAAAATTATAATGGATGCTGATGAGATTGTAGGTCATAATTCAGATAAGTTTGATATTAAGTGGTTCAAAACCAGGTGTTTATATCATGGTATTAGAAACATGCCTTCTATAACCAGTATAGATACACTTAAAATAGCCCGTAAAGAGTTTAAATTTAACTCTAACAGGTTGGACTACATAGGTCAAATACTTAAAGTAGGGAAGAAAATAGATACAGGTGGGTTTGAATTGTGGAAAAAGATTATTGAAAATAATGATCCTACAGCCTTAAACAAGATGATTAAATATTGTTGTAATGATGTTTTATTATTAGAACGTGTATTTAAGAAACTTGAAAACTATGTATCAGCTAAAACACATGTAGGTGTATTACGTGGTCATGATAAACATACTTGCCCTAAATGTGGTAATAATGATTTAGCATATTGTAAAAAACGTATAACTGCTACAGGTGTGTTAAAAATACAAAAACAATGTAAAAAATGTGGAGCTTATGCTAGCTTTGCAGTAATAAAAGAAACAAAATGACGTTTAACGAATATCAAAATGAAGCTGCACAGACAGCTGTTTACAGTGACAATAGCAAAATTATTTACCCTGCTTTAGGTCTTAGCAATGAAGCTGGTGAAGTTTTAGGTAAGATTAAAAAAGTATTACGGGATAATAATGGTGTATATTCACCTGCTAATGTAGTAGAGATTGGTAAAGAAATAGGTGATGTACTTTGGTATATAGCTGCCTTATCTAGAGATTTAGGACTTGATATGAATGCTATTGCAGAAAATAATATAGCTAAATTAAAAGATAGGATGAACAGAGGTGTAATACAAGGCTCTGGAGATAATAGATAATATGAAATTTAATATATTTAAAGACGTAGTTCAAATACCTAATGATAAAGGTGTTAATGAAAACTATAATGTACTTGTAGTACATGATGAAAACAACCAAGTTTTAGCACATTCTGAAGCAACTAAAGAATCTGTTGTATTCCTTGAATATGATGGTTTATTTTACTTGTGTGATGATAATAATAAGATTTGGGTTAGTTGGGACAGTATAGTCAATAAATTTAAAGATTAAATATAAACTATGAAAAAACAAACAAACAAGGGTAAATCTAAAACCAAGGTTACAAACCTAAAGCAAGATCAACGTATAGCAAAGAATATTTACAAACAAATAAGTGGTAAATATACTGTGCGTAAATGTGTTAGTGGTGTTAGTAAGCGTATTACATTTGATACACTTAAAGCTGCTAAAAATTATTTAAGTACGTTTTAATTAATTAATAAAAAATAAATCAAGGGTTAGTTCTTAAGTGAGCTAACCCTTTTTTTTAGCTGCACGGGTATTGAATTACCTATTACGTTGTACATAACTTACATCATCTTTGTACCAAGTTCTGTACATATCACTAGTAGAACTACCAAAAGGTACAAGACTAAAGAAGTTACTCCAAAATTTATTTTCATCTTTACGTTCACCAGTTTTATAAGTACCTGAAGCATCACTAGAATAATCACCAAACATATAAGGTGTATATTGTATAGTTCTTTCTATACTACGTAATGTTTTAGTAGCAGGTATTACCATAGCTTTGTCAAAGAATGTACCAGGTAAATACCATTGCATCATATCACCACTAGCACTGTTTAATAAACGCATATAAGTCTTATAACCAGCATTTCTCTTTAATTCATCATCATCATCACCAGCTTTAAGGAATATTGATAAACCATATAATAAACCAATCATGGTTAATTCCA